ATATAAAAGTAATATAAAAGTAATATAAAAGTAATATAAAAGTAATATAAAAGTAATATAAAAGTAATATAAAAGTATTTGAATATCACTTTATATGTCGGAAATTGGCGCTTCATTACTTCAATTATCAGGAAATCACGAAGATGAAATAAACTCTCTTACTCCAGAAAATATTGCTATTGGTTATAAAACATATGATTTTAATAATAATAATGAATTAATTATAAATAATCCTCCAATATTTGATAAAATAAAACCTGAATGTCTTATTTTAAGTCTAAATAATCATTCTAATTTAATATTTTTTCAAACATATATAAATCCATTAAGATTAAATTTTACTATTGGCACCAGAGATATAGTTAAAATACCACTAGCTTTATTATGGAATTTAAAAACTCCAGAAATTATTAATAATAAATTATATTTACAAATTCCATTTGATATGTTTTTTGGTAACATAAATTTATGCGGATTACAAAATTATGAAATTAAATTTGCGATTGATTATTCATGTATTCATTTAGCTGGAAATAATAGTATGAATATATATCACGATCAACAAATGAATTTTGCTTTATTATGTAGGACATATTCTATTGATCGAAGAAACCTAAGATTTCATGTAGATGTAAGTAGTAATAGTATTCAAAAAATAAGTTCTATTCAAATAAATGCTTTAAATAATGTAAATAGCGATGAGTTTAGAATTAGAACCAACAGGTTTGGTGGTTTTGTTAAAGGATTTTTTATTGAATCAACCCGTATATTTGAATATCTACAAGAAATTAAATTTTATACAAATCAATTTATACGATTTCATTATGATTCATATTTAATAAGACAAAAATGTGTAAAAATAAGTGATGATATGATTTATTTTCCTTTTAATTCTGAAGAACTATATGAAAATAATACACATAATTCTTATAGAGGTTCAATTAATTTTGATAGTATTGAAAGTCATTTTTTAAATCTAAAGTTTTTACATAGAAGACAGAAGGTTCGCGTATATGCTTTAAGTAAAAATAATTATAATCAACGAGACGGTGTATTTAATATTCGAAATATACATAATAGTTTAAATTTATATCAGGATTTTGATACACATCCTTTGACACCTATTGATGATATAATACGACCTTTTATTCAAAGAGATATTAGACGCAATGAGGAGACTTTACATATATATGATGTTTCATTAAATGATATTCCTTATATAAGTCAAGTGGTAAACCGTAAGATTTGCGAACAAGATCAAAATATGTGTCCTATACAACATGCGGAAATTCAAGAAAATGAAAGATATATGTTATGCTGTAGTTGTAGAAATTGTTATAATGAATATGCTATTATAAGCTGGTTTGTTAGTTGTAATGCTTATAATAGAACTAAAACATGTCCGACATGTCGTTCAGAATGGAGTGACCATAATGTTTATATAAATGCTGAAAGTGAAATCTTATGATAATGAAGTAGTGTAAGAAAATGTAGATATTATTTAGTATTTAATAGTAAGATAAACTATAATTAAATAACCTATACATACTTGATATATTATTGAATATTTTTCAAAATGATGCGAAAGTATTGACATACTTATTGATGTATTTTCTTCGTATAATTTTCCTTCTTGTCCACATAAAGTTTCATTTTTTCTACAATCAGTAGCATAAGAATATTCTATTTCTCCTGTATGAAGATTTTTATTTCCATAGAGAGAACATTTTGAAAATGTAGAGTCGAATCTATCATGTTTTTCTGGTTTATAAAATTTACAACTATTACAAGATGGTTTATCCAAATTTGTAATAGATGAAAATAGCAGTGTATTCATACGTCTATTTTGTAATAATGTGCTGGTTAATATAGGTAGAAGTCTCATATTATTGTATAAATATAAAATTATATGTTTAATTTGTTTTAATTTTTTATTTATATTTGTAAATTTGTCTATTAATTTTTTATATTATAAAAAATTATATCACTCCATTTAATACAACTATTTATAAAAGCCGCGAATGATAATAATACTAATAGAATACAATACATAGTATGATTATTTATGTATTCAATAAATAATAATGTTATTGAAAAATAATAAATGTTTCTTTTATTATAAATATCAAGAAAAATTCCATATAAAGCCATATTTCCTATTCTATTACAACCTCGTAATATGTATTCAGCATTAAATGGTGTTATCAAAGATGTTATTAAAATTATTTTTTCTATAATTTTCATAATATAAATATATTATGATAATGTATTTAAATACCTTTGAAAAATGTATAATAAAAGTTGATCAAAATAATAAAATTTGGCTCCATCTTTCTTAAAGGTGTAAAATTACCAATTAGTCACTTGTTTTAATCCAGTCCAAAAATCATTTTCATTTTTCTTAGCTTTTTCAGATTGCTGAGCATAATAAAATGCTAATGCGGCAGACTCCTCATCCTTTTGTTTATTTTCATGATATAGCTGACGCATTGATTCCTCTTTACTAAGTGGAACAACATTTGTTCCATCACGATGTCGTTTATATTCATCAACCGATTTAAATTTTTGAATATTATTATAATCTTCTTCTGTAACAGGAATAACTGATTCAGCATATGCTTGACGTAAATCTGTAAAACCCATTCCTTCATTACTGAAGAGAGAACCTGAAGTAAAATTACTATCATAAGCCATTAAAGATGACCCTCCAAAAGTAGAAGAAAATAAATCACCTACTCCAGTATAAGTAGTAACAGCCTTTACTTCTCTCTTCCTTTTTTCAATTTCTGAAGCCATTTTATCTTTTGTAATATTTGTGGGTGTGAAAACAATGTCCTCATCTGATTTAAGCCAATTACCATAACCACTTGATACAGGATCTTCTAAACGATGTTTTTCAAATTGTTGGTTAAACCAATTATTAAAATTTTTAGGATCTTTTAATTCAGTATTCATATCAAACATTTTATCTAAAACTTCGCCATTATTTGTATCATGATATTCGCTAGTTGTAGTTGTAGTTTTCTTTGAATTAACTTTATTTTGAAATTCATAGATACCTAATAATTTTTTATATGCTCCTGAAAAGAAAATAAAATATTTATTATCTAATTGTGATTTATCTGGATGTGTTTTTAATACCATTTTTTTACATTCTTTCATAATGTTTTCAGTTAAAGCAATTGATGATGTTAGTCCAAATAATTGATAAAGTTCAGGTCTGGAATAATGATCCATATTTAAATCTAAAGTACTATAATCAGATTTATTATATTGAATATCTTCTCTCTTTTCTTCAGGGACAATATTGAATGGATTAACATTTTGAAAGGGATCTGCTATATAACCGTTATTAGTTTCTTTAATTTTTACACCACCTTTGTGGCATTTTGTCATTGAATTATTTGCGGTGGTATTTGGTGTAGACCTTTGTCTTGTATTTTGTCTCATTATTAATTTAAAAGATATTTTTTTTAAATATAAATATCAATATAATTATTTAAAAATTATATTAAATTTATTTAAAAATTATTTTAATATTTATTATAAAATGGATAATAGAGAGAAAATAGAAGAAATTTTAATAAAAGATGTAAAAAAAAAGAAGAAAGAACAAGATAAAGGCTGCGACTTATGTAATTGTTATGGGTGCTATGGATGTAATATAGATGTCGGACATCTATTCTCAATTTGTTGTATATGTTTTTATATTCAATAATATATTAATAATATAGGTTTAAAAATAAATTTATATTATTAAATAATGGCATCACTAACCGAGAGCTCATTAATATATGATTCTTATAATCAAAATAATAGTAATTCATCTAATAGTAGTCCAAATAATAGTAATTCAAATAAAAACAATTGGTATAATCGAGTATATTTATGTGTAGAAAATAAGGGTGACACCCAATATATAGGAAAGTTTCATTGTTATCCATTTGACTCATATGAAAAAGCAGATAAATATAGTAAAATTATAAGTATATATCAGAACAACAAAATAAGACATACTATGGTTCCTATGTGTAAATGGATACCAAATAGATTTCATGCTTATTTTTTAAATAAAACTTTAAAAAATATGTATTGGACAGGTGTAAAAATGATGTAAATATACTTTTAAAAAAGTAATGACAAAAGGATTATTTTGTCTCTACCTTAGATATCGAGAGAAACAGTATTGCTAGCAGACTTCTTACGACGACCACTACGCTTTGGCATATTACCATCAGATTGTAGCTCCTTCAATTCACTAATACTAATAGTACTACTATCGTTCATATTACTAATATTTGAGGGATTAGAAGCAGGCTCTTGAATATTAATAGTCTTAGTTTTTAATCCAGAGAGAATATCAGTAATATCGCTTGGCCCCTTCATTTCAGCACGACCAACAGGTCGTTTAGTGGTTCTATCTTGTAAATCTGGCCTTTCAAAATTCTCTCTAAGACTAATTCCATCTTCAGCAAAAGAACTGCGTCCCATATTTAGATCAGGTCTGTTGCCATAACTGTTATTACCAGCTCTTCCCATTGGCAGAGGAACCGCATTAGGACCTTGCGTAGCCATTGGTGGAGGAGGCCCGCGTCCTTGAGGGACTTGTGGTTCAGGGTTCATCATATTGCCCATAAATCCGGAAAAGCCTGGTGCGGATTGAGACATGGAATTAACTGCGGCATTTTGGAAAGAACGCATTAAGTCGGGATTTTGGCGCAAAATATCATCCATACCTGGCATAGCACTCTTAAACATAGTGTTACTCATATGTATCATCATGGCACTACCACCCAATTGAAATAATAACTTAAGTTCTGGAGCCATTGATGCCTTACTCTTATATTTTTCATAAAGTTCACCAAAAACATCATCGTAATCATTCATATTTTCTTCAACCTGAGAACTCCAACCATCTAATTTAATATCAAATGGATCAAAACGACCATTTAAAAATTCAATACCATTAATACAAGCCATTAACATATTGCCTTGGAACTTAACTGAATTTTGTTTAGTCTTCTCTTCCATAATAGTTTCATATTCGCCCATCATTTCCTGAAGAGATGACTCCATATTATACTTCTTTGAGAGCTCAACTCCCTTCTTCTCAAGGCCTTCAAGCTTTCTTAAATACTTAAACTTCTCTCTAAGCATGTCCTCTTTTGATAATTTTGGTTCCATAGGAATTGATTTATCTGGGTTCATTGGAATATTGTTAAATTTTCCATAACCATCCCATGTTTTGCTATCATTCTCGGTCTGAGCGGTTCCTTGACCAATATTTGAATCGCCAAATTTAATAGAAGGTTCCTCATTAAAAGATACACTTGGCTTATTAAATAAATCAGATTTAGGTTTATAACTATTGGAAGGAATATCATCCACAAGATTATTCAATTCATTTTCTAGATTATTTAAATCATCTAAATTAATATCACTAGATGGGCCACCACTTTCCTTAATTTTATCATTCATTAACAATTCTAGACCACCTCCAAAATTACTGGACTTGTTTTCCCAGCCACTTTTGTCATTAAAATCTAATTCAGTAATTTCCAAAATATCTGACATTATATCTATTGATTCATTAGAACATTTAATTTTAAGTATTACGAATTCTAAAATATATAAAATTAATAAATTTAAATTATTTTTATATATAAATTTGTTTTTATATACGATTTACAACTTATGATGATGAATAAACCATAGTCCTTGAAGAAAAGAATCGGATAAGTCATCTTTTTTTTTATGTTTGCTAAAATAATTAACATGTTCATTAAATCTAAAGTCATTTGTAATTATTTCTAAACATTTGGAAATACCCATTTTTTTCCTTTCACTATATTTAGTTTTTTCTGGTTTTTCTGATTTTTCTGGTTTTTCTGATTTTGATGTCTTATCTAGGTCTATATTGTCTTTATTTTCACTATTATTTTTATTTGTTTCAAAATCTTTTAGCTTATTAGCAGCAGAAATAAAATCTATATGATCTACTTGGATATTTGACATAATAAAATATTGAACAATCATACCCTGAATAGTTTTCATTCTACTAGCAATAGGACTTATTTGATTTTCAATAATAATATAATCTATTTTTTTTTCAGTTTCAAATAATTTGTTAAATTTTGTTTTAATATTTAATCCAATATTAAACAAATTAATTTTGTCAGCTCTTTTGCTTTCAATATTTTCAAAATAATTTTGATGAACATATTCATTAATTAATTGAACTAAATCATTTTTTTTAACCTTTAGTTGATATTTTATTCCATGACTACTTGCTATTTCACAAAGTTTTTGAATTTTTTGTTTATTTATAAAGGCTGGTTTTTGTTGAGATGTTGGTATTTGTAAATTTGATTGTTTTTTTGAATGTTTTAAACAAAAACACTGATCATTTTTCTTAAATTTAGCTGGTTTATTACAGGTAATATTTTTTTCAGTAAATCCACAAAGCAAATCATCTTCTTGTTCTGATATATTAATAATATCCCATTTTGTAACCTTAAAATGTGATAGATCTTCTGATTTATCAAAAAGACAGAATGCTAAATTTTTAATTCCAACATCAATAGATAATATTTTCATTTAATAATATAAATTAAAATATTTAAATTGGTTGTTTAATTTATTATCTTTTATCTTTTTTACAGTTAATAATCTTTATTTACAAGAAATTAAAAATAATCCAACTACAGTTAAAACAATACCACATATTTGTTTATAATTATAATTTTCCTTAAATATAAAAATTCCGACTAATAATAATAATGCAGCTGCTACTACTTTGGTAAATAATCCATTAATTAATGGTGTATTATAATGTTTATCAAAATGAATAAGAATAAGGGATGATATAACAGTTACAAGCGCAATAATAATAAAATAAACTATTTGTGTTGTTGTTAGATTTCTAATTTTATATGCTAATTTATGAATATACTTGTCATGCGAAAATAATGTATAAATAAAATATAACATTACAAAAAATGCCACTAAGAATGTATTTAAAAATAAATATTCGTGACTTTCTAGTGTCTCTAATAAATGTTTTCTAAAATATGGATTAAAAATTTTCATAAATTGTGTAATCCCAACGAATAAATACATATATAAATAATATATTTATTTATTTAATTTGAAAAATTAGCAGGATTAATAGAAGGGGCAATTAATCGAGCATTTAATTGTTCGGTGGTCAAATAAGGATTTTTAAGATCACTATTACAGTATCCAAACCCAGGTTTACTTGTGTCAAATACATTTCTAAATTTGTAAGGGACATTATCTGATGGTGTGCGATCGGATTTAACATGAGGATCTAAACCTAATGTATAGCACGTTTCGGTTGTATTGTATTTCATAATTTGAAGTCCATTATTTTGGAGGAACTGGCGATATGTCCAGTTATTTTGAATACCTTCTTGTCTTTGAATTCTCTCGTTAACCACAGCGTCCGGTTGCCATTGTGCCCAATTGCGACCATCTGACATGATTGGTGGAGAGTTAAATTGATAATTATTAGATCCGGAGTAGCAGGTCGACCAACTCATTTATATATTTATAAGATAAAATTAATATAAAAATCTTTTAAATCTTTATTCAACACCAAGTAATTTAAATAAATCCTGTTTCTTCAATTTTGAAGTATCTCCAGCTAATCCTTTTTCAGCAACAATGCTTCTTAATTTCTGGATGGAAAGTTTCTTATAATCAGTAGCATCATTCTTAGATTCTTCTAAATTGATATTAATTGTCTTTAAATTACTAATATCAAAATCGAGATCATGTTGTGTATCTGTAATATTTTGTTCATCATTTATTGTTTCTAGTTCTTCTGGTTCTTCTAGATCATCAACAAGTTCATTTAAATCATTACTAGTTTCTAATTCTATTTCATTAATATTATCATTAAGTTCATTAATATCATCGTTAAGTTCATTACTAATATTGATCTTTAAAACTTTGACTTCTAATCTATCACCAAATTCACTGTCGCTATCACTATCAACTTCATTTTCAATTAATTCCATATTATTGTCACCATCATCACTATCATTTTCATCTAGTAATAAAACTGTATTTTCATCTTCTGAAGTATTGCTTTCATCCTCTTCTTCAAAGTCGTCATCATCATCATCGTCATTATCATCGTCAGATACAGGAATTAGATTTTCTTGATTGAGAAAATTATTAGTTTCAGTATTTTGTGCTAAAGGTTGGCCACCTCCCATATAATTTACAGCCAAATGATTTAAACCAAATTTAATACCATTAACATCTTCAGCTAAAGTGGATACTAAACTAAGCATGGATGCTATTCGGTGATTTTGTTCTCTCGTTTTACTTT